AAGAAGTTTTCAAGAATTTTATTAGGCATATCACTATCAATGCCTTGTAATTTTTGTTTGTATTCTTCTTGTTGACTCTGAAATTTATTTGTAATGAATTGTTGAACGTTTTGATTTATACCTTGTACCTTACTTTCTACATTATTAAGGATATTTGTAGAAAGAGTTTTAATTATTGATCCGAGATCGGGGACTTTTGGTGCAACCGCTGCAGCACCACGTTGGAACCCTACAATTTTATTTGCAGCTGAAGAAACAATAGAAGTTCCTAGTGGAGAACCACCAGAAATAAAGTTCATTGCACCACCAATTGATGCAGGTCTTTCTGCAACTCCTACACTTGGATTAATTGCTGGTTTAATTGCCACGATTTGCTGCCTGTTGTGCCTTTAAGTTTTCTTCTTCAATATGTTGTTTCAACAGAGTAAGATAGATATCTCTCTCCCAAGGCATTAAATTTTCAATCTCAGTCAAAGAATATTTATGGAACTGCATGAGAGCAAAATTAATTCGAAAATATGACTCAAGATCAATATGAGCCATAATTAACCGAAAAAACTTGTTAGTCCCTCCAGAGTCACTATATTTTCAACTTTTGTTTTGGGATTGATTACTTTAAATGTATGTGAAAGTTTTGGCATAGTTTCAAAGAATTGTTCAATTTTTTTGAACTGGTCGGCATTCATACTTTCAATAAATTCAATCAATTCTTTTTTAGTGCAATCGGAAGCTGCCCACGCTTCTTCGGAAGTAAAAATAGTTTCAATACAAGATGAAATAATGTCAAATGACCTTTCAATAGTTGAAACAGATTCTTGAGTTGTAAAATCAAAATTATTTTTAATGAACTGATCTAAAGATGGATACCGCATCTTAATAACGATTTGATCGTCAAGTCTTATTTCTGGTGTATGTTCTGGATCTTTTTGGACTTGGACTTCATCCACATATACCTTTACTGGAACTTCAGTCTGATTATCATCGGAACATGTTACAACTAGATCAATAGCTTCACCAACTAGATTTTCCACGAACATTCAAGAAAATATACTCAATATCAAAAGAAGGTAAATCCTCTACTTTAATTCCCTTAGTTAAAATACAATCTTTTAGAACAGATTTAATTGCTAAAGTAATTTGTTTTGTATCTTGACTTTCTAGATGCCAAGATTAAAACTTTTTCTTCTTTAACTAAAAATGGTCTGTATTTAATCGTTTTTCCTGTAGATGGCAACTCAAGTTCATAAGTTGGAGTCGCAATTTTTGGTAATGGCATTGAATATTACAAAATCAGATAAAATTATTTAGAACGTTTAAAAAAGAAGGTCTGAGGTATCACCCCAACTATAACTGGGAGTTGCGAATAACGAAGGTTCACTATTACTCTGTGCCCAATCTGGAAGAGTAGCAGAATTGTTTGTTGGTTGGGGTTGTTTGAATTCTGCAGAACCTGTTCCCTGATGATTCAAAATAACATATCTGTCATAGTTAAAAGTAACTGTTGTTTTCGTGATAGTACTTCCTTCATAAGTAACTGGAAGTGCTGTTAATTGTGTTGGAAAAGCGTTAACAAAATAATATGTTAACATTGAAGGAGTTCTTACTACGTCCTTCATTGGGCTCATATGTGTGTCTCTTTCAAACTTTGTTACTGCTAAAGGTCTTTTATAAGTATTTGGATATCTAAATCTGAAGAATTCCCAATCATTAAACCTTTCAACTCCTCCTCTCGAAGTTCCTTTAGTAGCTCTTCCGTATTGATTATAAAGTGGATTAATGAAGTTTAACCATTCTTCAAATAAACGAATAATCCCATATTCCGCATCAACATAAAATGTCATTGATATTTCTGGAAATTCTCTTCTATTTGGGAATTTTTCTACCATTCCTTGTCTACTCCCAGTTTCTTCAAACATGCTAAATGAAGAACCGGGAAGACTGGTTTCATTGCACATAAACTCATAACGAAGGGAGTTTAAATTGGCATTATTTCCATTGAATAAATTTGAACCCAAAACTCCACAAGAAACTAACCACGCATTAATATCTGAATCTGATTTAGCTGTTGGATATGTATCACCCAAATATAAAGTAACCTTGAATTGACTGGTTACTGATAACTCGCCAAAAAGATCTTGTACACTAGGCAATCCAAATCGGTTGTCATTACTATCTCTAGGCAGAGTCATCCTTGCATAGATTGGATCAACTCTGTATGGATTAATTGGATAATCGTCTCTGAATGCCTCAGGCATTTGATAAATATTTTTTAAGGATCTATAGTATGTATATGAGTTATAAGGGAAAGTTCCGTCCAGAAAACCCAAAAAAGTATAAAGGAGATCCCACAAACATCGTCTATCGTTCTTTGTGGGAACGCAAATTCATGAGATATTGTGATTTGAATGAGAATGTAAACCAATGGCAGTCTGAAGAGTTCTGGATTCCTTATCGTTCACCTCTTGATGGTAAAGTTCACAGATACTTTCCGGACTTCTTTGTAAGATATAAAGATAAAAACGGAAATACACGAACAGTAGTTATAGAAATAAAACCAAAAAAGGAAGTAGAGATGCCAGAACAGAATCCTAAAAGAAGGACTAAAGCTTGGGCATATAAAGTTCAAATGTGGGTGAAAAATCAAGCAAAGTGGGAAGCAGCAAGAGAATACTGTGCTGATCGTAACTATGAGTTCCGAATCATGACTGAGGAGGATCTGGGGATATGAGTTTTGATGGAATATTCCAACCTGGAAAGGGGTTTGGATACGATTTAATCAAACAGACTAAAGGAAAGAATGTAAAGAGTGACTGGTATACTGGTCAACTCAGACAATATCTCGGTGAACTTGATCAATTTAATATTTAATGAGATTGATACGGGTGGAATAGAAGTTGGTAGACTATATTTCTTTATCTATGGAGCATCTAGTCCTGGACTTCAATTTTATGATACTCAACCTCTAGCGTATATTACTGAAGTAAATTATAACTTAGGATACTTTATAGGAACAAATTTGCATTATTTAAATAGAAAGTATCGTGAAGGAGTAGCAAAAGGCCTAATAAATAATGGCAGTACCATAGGTATACCTCGAAATACTATTCATCGTTATTCTTTTTCCGGAGTTAGTGGAGGATTCTTAAGAGTTCCAGAAAAAGATTGGCCCTCCGTCGCATTATTGCCTACTGAAAAATTTGTTGATAATAGAGGACAACCTTTTCCGAATCATAAAGCCTGGAGCAAACCTTAAGTGGCATATTCCAACGTTACTCAGTCATTTATAACTAAGAACGGAGTCAATTACGATCTCCAGTATGAACCTTCTAGTGGAAAAGTCCAAATTATTCAACAGAACGCCCCTACAGGAACAACTCCAATATATCAAGATGGTAATTGGAATGCATCTGCAACACAAATAGGTTTAACTACTCAAGATAAACAATCATTCCATAACAGTGTTCAAGAATTAATAAGAAATGCCCATGCAAAATCTGGTGGAAATGCAAAAGGATCCGTTCTTCCACAATTTGCACAATTACAGAATCAAGGAAAACCACCAGGACAAACATCAATTACACCAGCAAATGGAACTGCGGTTACAAACAATGGAAGTGGTGGAGGATTGGGTAACGTATTGAATGCAGTTATAAATCCTGAAGAAGCGTTTAAAAATTTTTCTGTTAATGGAGATAAATTTGGAGTTGGAAATGAAAGTGATTTATTTGACGGAAAAAAGGTTTCTCTCATGTATCCAATCGACATGCGTAGAGAAACTCAAGATAATTTTGTAATATCTCAATTTAGATATAAACCATCAAAAGCTGATGCTATTTTTGGTGGTACTGATGTTGCAAAACAAATTTTAGGAGGTGGATTGCAACAAAGTTCGAATTATAATTTAGAACAACTTATTGGTACTGTATATTTGCCGATGCCTAATGGTGTTCGTGATTCGAATGCGGTGAATTGGGGGGAGGATGCAATGAATAACCTTGCTGCGGCATCTGCAGCAAATACAACTCAAAATATGGTCGGTGCAGGCGCAGCAGCAGCTGCAGGAAGTTTACTTGGAGTAGGAGCAGATAAAGCTTTGGCTGCAAAAAATTTCATGGATCTAATGTCAAATCAAGCAGTTAGTCAAGAATTATCCCTTATGCTTGGATCTGGGGCAGCATCCAAACTGTTAAAATTGCAAGGATTTGGAGTTGAAACTGAGTCTTTACTTGCAAGAGGTGCAGGAATTGTACCTAATTCAAACCTAGAATTACTTTTTAATTCTCCGACTCTCAGACAATTTAATTTTACTTATAGATTATCTCCAAGAAGTCATAAAGAATCGGAAACCATAAGGAGAATCATAAGATTTTTTAAACAAGGTATGGCTGCTAAGAAAGTAAAAGGAAAAGCAGGTCAAGCCTCTTTTTTCTTAGGCACTCCGAATGTTTTTAGGTTAGAATACAGAACAGGAAAAAATTCTTTAATTGATGGTGTAAATAAATTCAAAACCTGTGCTTTAACAGGATTCCAATGTGATTACACTCCAGACGGTTTTTGGGCAGCATATGATGCAGGCCAACCATTATCTGTCACAATGACGATGATGTTCTACGAGTTAGAACCAATATATGATACAGATTATCAAAATAACAATATTTTCGATGGTCGAGTGGATCTATTCTCAGTTAGCGATAATGCAGTAGGATACTAAAATGGGATACTTCAGAGAACTACCAAATTTACAAGTTCTGAATAGAACAAAAAATAATGTTTCTAATGATGAAGTTGTAATAATTAAAAATATATTTAAAAAACCAAAAATTCGTGAAGATTTTTTGTCAATATTTTCTGCATTTGAATATTACTCAATTACTGATAATGAAAGACCTGAACAAATTGCGGAAAAAGTATATGGTGACCCCGAATTGGATTGGGTAATCTTAATTACTAATAATATTACAAACGTTCAAGAACAATGGCCTTTGGATCTGGATTCATTTAACAGATATATGTTAGATAAGTATGGATCCGAAGAAGCATTTTCAAATATTAAACACTATGAAACTTTAGCGGTTAAAGACGCTTTCAACAGAGAAGTATTCCCTGCAGGTTTAATCGTAGATGAAGCTTTTTATAATGCACCAGAGTTCGAAAGTTTAGAAGAATTGCCTCCTGGAATAACATTTCCTCCAATTTATATTCCGGGAACTCAAGCTTCAGCTACGGCTTCAATTGGTGCAGGTCAATCGATTGCTAATATCAATATAACTAATAGTGGAGCTGGATATCAACAAACGCCCAGAGTGTTTATTTCATCACCTCCATTTACTGCAAATGCTTCTGCAAGTTGTTTTATCAATAATTTTAATGTTTCATCTATAGTCAATCTTGATGGTGGTCAAGGATACAATTCCGCACCTAATGTTTCAATATCAACTGCGCCACAATCAGTCCAAGCTACTGCTTCTTGTGGACTTGGTACAGGTATTTTCTATGATAAAGTAATTTCTATCTTAGACATACAAGGTGGATCTGGATATGGACTGACTGCTCCAACTGTTACTTTTACTCCTCCTCCAAATATTATTCAAGGATCTTACTTAAATCAATCTTCTGGATCTGCTGGAAATCAAATAGAAGGATTTTATCTTCGACAAGATGGAGTAAAATTATATACGGCTAGTATATTTGGAGCAAATCAAATTAAAGAATATAGTTTTCTTGATCCATGGAATGTTACGACAGTTATATTTGAAAAAGAAATCGACGTAAGTGTAGAGTTTAGTTATTGCACTGGAATTGAGTTTAGTCCAGATGGTTCTAAAATGTATATTACTGGAGGTCAGGGTGGATCTTATAAACTGATATCTTATCAACTTTCTACACCATGGGACATATACACTGCAGCAAAATGGCATGAAGTTTCTACAACAAATCCTGGGGGGATTAGATTTAAACCAGATGGAACAATGTATTATTTCCTTGAGGCTGAAAATCCTGACGTAATTAAACAATATTCTTTATCAAGTCCTTGGAATTTAACTACAAGATCTGGATCTCCAGTAGGTACATATAACATAACTACGGTTTCTGGAGAAAATAGAATGTTAGGAATATCATTCTTAACTGATGGAACCAAAATGTTTGCTACGGGTGAAGATAATTCTAGTATATTTGAATTTACTTTTGATACTCCTTGGGATATTACAACTCTTAATTACTCTCTTTCATTTTATGTTGGAGATAAAATAACAAATCCCGTAGATGTTTTTATACGATCTGACAAAGAAAAATTCATTGTTGGTGGTGGAGTTGGAGATAAAATGTATGAGTACACTATTGTATCTTTGGCAAAAGGATTTTCTACAGTACTAAATGGTTCTGTAAATTCAATTCAAATTACTCAGTCTGGAGTAGGTTATACTGTCGCTCCAACTATCACTCTTAGCTCACCATATCCAGCAGTAAATGCTACAGCAGTTGCAAACGTATCTGGAGGAATTGTTACCAGTATTTCAATTACTAACGCTGGTTTTGGATATACTATTGCACCATCACTTACCATAGATCCCGCTCCAGTTTCTAGACAAGCATCTGCAATAGCTTCTATATCAAATTCTGGAATTTCATCCATTCGTATTCTTGATGGAGGATTAAATTATGTCAATGCAATTTCTATAACTATTGATCCACCTGAAGATATTTTAAATGTGGTGGAAGGTCAAATTTATAGTCAAAATCAAAAAATGTGGAAGTGGTTTGGTACAGAGTGGAAAGAACAAGTAACAGACGAATTCAAATATTTGGATCCAACTATCAATACTCTTGTTAAAATTCCTGGGAATGCAATGTCAAAACCAGTTACAAACTATGAATATGAAGTTAATATTAATGAGAAAAAAAGACAGATTTTAATTTTAAAACCACAATATTTGTCAACATTAATTCAAGACCTAAGAAATATGATGAAATATGATCCAGAAATGAAAGATTATATCTCGGATAATTTGAAGTCTACATATAATGAGAAACTATTTGGAGTTTAATAAATGAGTCATGTGAAAGTTTTGTTCATTGCCAAGATAAAAAATTTGAATAAAGAATATGAAGAATATAATGAGAGTTTATTTAGTAGTGCTAAACATTTACCAGGGTTTTTGGGGATATCTAGTGAACAACTTGACGATATTGAAATTACCACTAGTATGTGGAAAAGTAAAGAAGACGTAATAAATTGGGCGAAAGATCCTGAGCATATCGAAGCCAAAAAAAGAGTCCATGAGTGGTATCATTGGGTAAAAGGAATTCATTTGGAATGTGTAGATGATTGATACAAACAAAATTGATGGAAATAAAAAAGTTTTTTGTGTTGCACCATGGTTAAGTTTAAATATTAATCAAAATGGAAATATTCAACCATGTTGTAATAATGATACTGTTTTTGGTAATATTTTAAAATCCAATCTAGAAGAAGTTTGGAATGGTGACTCCATAAAAAACTTTAGAAAATATATGATTGAACAGGTTCCACAAAAATCGTGTCAATCTTGTTATGAAAAAGAATTATCTGGACAAAAATCTCTTAGGGAAATTTTAAATGAAAATCTTTTAGATGATGGATTCGAATTTATTTCAGATACCAACGACGATTATTCAGTAAATGAATTTGGATTTATTCACTGGGATGTAAAACTAGGCAATAAATGCAACTTTAAATGTAGGACATGTTGCCCTGGTTCTAGCTCAAGTATTGAATTTGAGACTTATGGAAAACTATCTGGACTTTTTGATGCATCTACTATAAGTTTTGATAGGATTAAACCACATTTAAATAAAGTAAATCACTTATATTTTTCTGGTGGAGAACCGTTATTAATAGAAGAACATTATCAAATTCTTTTTTTATTGATTAAACTTGGAAAAAATAAACAATCAAATTTCTATCTTACATACAACACTAATTTTAGTACTTTAACATATAAAAAATTTCATATTTTTGATCTTTGGAATTTGTTTAAGTATGTTCAGATACACATTAGTGTAGATGGTGTAGGTGAAAGGGGAGAATTAATACGAAATGGATTTAAATGGGATAAATTTATTTCCAACGTAAATGAATTTAATGAAAAATTTAAGGATAAATTCAATACGCATCAACTTTATTTTGATTGCACTGTACAGGCCTTGAATATTTTTGATGTTGTTACTTTACACCAAACTCTTTTTAATGATGGATTGTTAAAAGATATAGACAACTTTCATTTAAATTATTTGCATGGGCCTAGAAATCTTTCTGTTTGGTTGTTAGATAAAGAGACAAAAGAAGAAGCAAAGAAAAATATAAAAAATCATATTGAAACTTTCTTAATTCCAAATAACGCAAAAGATACTGTACGTTCATTTGAGGGTTTAATTAAATTTATTGACCTATATCAAGATCAACAATTGATATCCGATTTCGTAAGTACTATGACAAATCTAGACAGGAAAAGAGGAGAGGATATATTTAAGACTTTTCCAGAATTGAAAAAAACTTGGATTTTATATTTAAAGACAAAAAAAAAATCTCTCATCGAAATGAGAGATTTATGATCAGAGATCAGGACTCAGCGAGTCGTTGGAAGTAACTCAGTGCATCATCTGCATCCTCATCTTCTTCCTCATCACGAGCAACGGGTTTGGAGATCTCAAAGGAAGGAGTAGAACGTTTCGCAGAGAAATCACCACGACGTTCAGCTTCCCACTGTTCATCTTCTTCAACCGTCTCAGGATCTTGACGTTGGGGAGCGGGTTTTGCACCCAGAACGTAGTCAAGACGCTTCTTCAGTTCATCATAAGTCTTGAAGTTAGATGTAGCACTGAACTCATTCAGATCGTTCAGATTCTTGTAGATACGTTCCAGTTTGTCATCATCATCCAGAAGGGCATTAGGACGATCAAACTCGGACTTATCATAGTTCCAGTAACCTTCAACCTTGCGAATCTTCAGTTTGAAGTTAGCACCAGTCCAGAAGTCAAAAGGATTGATAGCTTCTTCATCTGCAAACTGAGGTTGCATTGCTTCGGTGATCTTGTCATAGATCTTCTTACCGAACTTGTACAGGAACACACGACCCTCGTTCTCGGGGTGTGCGGGATCACTCACCACATAGATGTTAGCGTAATAGGAGAGTTTGCGTTTCTGTTTCCGAGCAATCTCCTTGTCACGATCAGAACCACTGTTCCACAGAACACGATTGTGTTCAGAGACAGGATCCTTCTGACCGAGAGTAGTCAGGGAGTTCTCAATATACCAACCACCAGGGCCTTGGAACGCATGGCTCCAGACTTGTGCCCAGGGAAGTTCACATCCTTCAGGCGCAGGAAGGAATCGGATCACTGCATAACCGTTACCAGCCTTGTCAACTTCAGGCTTCCAGAAACGTTCATCAGCTCCACCACCTTCACCACTATTCAGTTTTTCTACTTTCTTGATCAGTTTTTCAGTCAACGAACCAGCACGGGACTGTTTCTTGAGATCAGCAAAAGACATTTGTATTTCTCCGTATTGAGTGTATTTGGCCTTTGGGACGACTTTATCATACAGGACGCATGAATGGTTGTCAAGCCACAGGTTATTCAGTCTTTGGGGAGTTCCTCGGGGTTCTCCAGTGCCACTTCAAAGAGAAGTGGGTGACACATTTCATCAATCAAATAATTTGACCAACGATACATGTCTTCGGAAGTGTAACTATAATGATCCTCAGCTTCCATTTGTATGTATGGATCCTGTTGCATTATTAATGGAATGTCATCAAAGGTAAATGGTATTCCATTAATGAAATACATATCTACAATCTCACCATTATGGTAACAATAAGCTGAGGTGATCTTGTAGTTGTACGACATCTTACATATCTGCGATTTTATCTAGACGATCCAGAGTATTTTCCATCTCTGAAAACAGTTCATTAACATTATTTCCGTCAAATCCCAAGAATTTTGCTGCATCTTGAATTCTTTCTTTCATTTCAAGTGCTTCTGGGTCATCAGATAAAGAGAGACGGAAGTAAAGATTCTTCTGTTTCTCTAGAAAAGTTCTCATCAATTCAACATGTTCTCTCTTTTGTTCCCTATTCATGATAGGGGCTTTGAAAGTATCTTCAATAATTTTTTGTTGAAGTTCTTCCATCTCTTTGATGGCTTCTCTTACGATCTCGGATTGAAAAAATCCACTCACAATACAATCTCCTTTAGTGTCTGAGTATACTTTTCCTTATCAATATTTAGGAAAGATTTGTATTTTTTGATGCGTAAACTGACGGATTCCCACACTGGATCTAAGAGTTGTTTATCAAAGTTTTTAGAAAATTTAAGGATCATATCCATTATAACAAAAGTTTCTATAGATATGCCTTTTTGCAAGTATTTCTTAAGAATCTCTGGGTGTGATGAACCTTTGATAGCAAAAAGATCTTCAAAGGTATCCTTATGTAAGAATACCTCAGACTCTGTTTTGAAGAGATAGAAGAGACTTTGAGATCTTTTCAACCAGTTAGCATAATTCTTTTCACCTGACTCAATAATTTCACCGATCCACAGTTTAGAGGGATCATCACATTCTACAAAATTTGCCAGAAAGTATTGTTTGATCTCGTCATCAGATTTCTGACGAGACATTCGTTCAAAGAAGTAACGATCTTTCCTCTTGTTGAACGATTCTTTTGAAGCTCTAGACTTCCCGCAATATTGAAAGTAGTCGTAGTTTGGTTTAGTGAAATGATTCTTGAATGCCAGGTACGTTTTGTATACCTCTATTGGCGTCATTAGAATACTAGTTTAGCACGACTTGTTTTTTTAAGAAAATTCAGTTGAGTTGCCTCACATTTAATCTTTTCTTTCAATGGTTTTGAAATCAGTTTAGATACTGATTCAAACTCAATACCATTTTCCTCACAATATGTGACGATAGCTTCAATGTAATTAATTTTTGAAGTAGAAACTAGATATTCAATGTCCTGGGCAAACTTGGACTGACAGAGAAACTTTTCTTTTATTAAATTGTTTACATCTTCAGTGTTGTTCTGCATAGGTTTTTGTGTGATGAGCGACGAACTCTCGGATGTACTTGGTAAGAAGTTTAATATAGTAATCTTTGTTGCGTTTTTCATAGACAAAACATTCTCCATTATCAGCTACCATTATGGTAATCAACTTTTTAACTGGGATACCAGTCATTTCATAATACATGCAAGCGTAAGCTACTTCCTGAACGAAGTAGTTTTCAATCCATTCTTCAGGTTTAATTTTCTT